TCAAAAGCACTTGCATCAGCTTTAATGCTCTCTAAAACATCTTCGTTCATATTAACGTATCTCCTCGTCAGGGTTAAAGTTCTTCAATGCCGCCTCGAACACTTACCCGAACAGGATAATAGGTCTTCTCCATCTTATCCCACTTGAGAATGTTAACTCGTCCTTGGTTGGCATTTGCGGCAATCGCGAATGCGATACCGATTATGACTGGATCTCCCATCGCCAATAACCAATCATCATCATCAAACCCTTTAAGCTTTCGCCGGACCTGAGAAACAACACGTCCAGGGTTCATGTGAATCTGATCAAATGGAGATGCGAGAGGAACAAGGTCACCCCATTGATTTGCCGATACGATATCGACTCTGGGATTTTCCTGTGTAACATAAACAGTCATCAAGTTCTCCTTTCTGGAAATTCAATATAGCAGATTACTTTGGTATTGCAAATATAAAATGATGGGATTTGGTATTGCAAATATAAAATGATGGGACTATATTACCATGTATGATGGGTTACCAATTCAAGACACCCCCCTACGAACATCAAGCCACGGTTTTAGGCCAGTCGTGGAGCCAGACTAATTGGGCGTGGCTTATGGAAATGGGAACCGGGAAGTCCAAGGTTTGCATAGACAACGCCGCAATGCTTTTTGAAAAAGAATATATTGATACACTTATCGTGATTGCTCCCAAAGGAGTTTATCGGAACTGGGCTAACCTTGAGATCCCGGCACATCTCCCCGACAGGATCAATGCCGATATCGTTGTGTGGAACCCGGCAAATACTAAATCCAACCGGCAAACCCTTATTAGTTTTTTAGAACCTTCATCGAGTCTTAAAGTATTTTTAATGAACGTCGAAGCCTTGTCCACCAGTAAAGGGAAGAAATACCTGGAAGCTCTTCTTCAAAAGTCTACATCCCTGTTAGCCGTGGATGAATCAACCACTATTAAAAGTCCAAAGGCAAAACGCACGAAGACACTTATTAAGCTGGGGACACTCGCCAAATACAGACGCATCCTCACGGGATTTCCTGTTACGCAGTCGCCTCTGGATTTATGGGCGCAATGCAGGTTTATGGACAAAGCATTGTTGGGGGATTGCGGAGATAACTTTTTCCAGTTCCAGTACCGCTATGCCATCATGAAAAAAAGCAGCGTAGGCACTCATACTTTTAATCGTGTTGTAGGCTACAGAGATTTGGAAAAGCTATCGATACTTCTGAAAAAGTTTTCATCTCGCATAACGAAAGACGAATGCCTTGATCTTCCTGATAAAGTTTATACCCAGAGAACCGTTTCCCTCACACCAGATCAGACAAGAATTTACAGTGAACTGAAGGAATTTGCATTAGCCGATCTGGATAACGGGGAGTTTATGACGGCCCCTAATGTCATGACTCAATTACTCAGGATGCAACAGGTTCTCTCCGGTCATACCAAAACAGACTATGGGGAGCTTGTAGAAATAAAAGACAACCGGCTGGATGAACTGATGTCCTGTCTCGAGGAGATGAAAGGGAAGGCCATTATATGGTCCCGATTCCGATACGATATAATTCGTATTAAGAATGCCTTGAACAAGAAATACGGTAACGGGAAAGCTGTGGATTACTTTGGGGACACTTCCGATGATGATCGTGTCGAAGCCGTTGATAGATTTCAAAACGGAGACGCTCTCTTCTTTGTGGGCAACCCTCAGACGGGAGGGTACGGGTTAACACTGACCGCTGCCCAGAACGTGATTTACTTTTCAAACAGTTTCGATCTCGCTGTGCGGATGCAGAGCGAAGACCGGGCGCATCGCATAGGCCAACGGAACACTGTTACTTATGTGGATTTAATTGCGGAAGGGACTATTGACGAAAAGATAGTCAAGTCTCTCCGTGCCAAACTCAACATCGCCAGTCAGGTGATGGGCGAAGAGTTTAAGGAATGGTTAAGATGACAAAGAGGGAAAAAGAACGTCGAGTCATACGAAGTGGTAAAAAAAAGACGAGAGAGATGGATAAATACAAGAAGAAAAAAGGCCGAAAATCAAGTGTAAAGAAATTTCATAGGAGATAGATATGTCTACTGAGTTTAGAGTAACCCTGACTACATCAGAAATACGCATGGCCGAAGAGATCGGACGAGGACGTACAATTGAATCCAGGCGACAAGGTCTTAAACCAGTCCTTGAAAACGACAGCCAAGAGTATGATGCTGAACAGCAAGAGTATCGGGATAAGCTGGGGAGTTTGGGGGAAATAGCTGTTGCCAAAGCGTTCAATGTTTTTTTTCCCGGCCACGTAAATACTTTTAAATCTATACCTGACGTTTACGACTGGGAAGTACGCACCATTGATACCCCCGGAAATCGTTTAATAATACGACCCCGTGATGTAACAGACATGGGGATTGAGCGTATTTTTGTTTCAGTATGCGTGGACATGGAAGGACTGGAAGCAACACCGCGTCATCTTCATTGCTGGGTGAAAGGGTACTTTAAGCCATGGGATCTCACACATGAAAACAAGAGAGAATGGATGGAAAACCCTGGTGAGCGTGGACAAGCCTATTTTATTCCAGATCATGCGTTAAAAAATTGTGAAGACTTGGCAAAAGAGATTTATCATCCCGACATTAATCTTATGCATAATGAGGATGAGGAGTGGAAAGGCCCAACTCGCGATCCACGATTTAAAGTATCCGCGCATGAGGACTTTGATCCTCGTCGGCTCAATCTTCCCCCAAACGCAGGAGAGGTTGTACCTTTCCCTAAAAAGTAGGAGATGACTATGACACGTTCTTTTATTCAACTTTTATTTGGCATTGCCGTTATAGCCGGGTTTATCTATGTGATTTTTGAGGTGATGCAATGAGCCAGATCGTAATAACCATCGACAATGATAGTGGGGCAACAACAATCAATATCAATAATTTAGGAGGTATCACACACCAAAGACAACTTACTACCCACAAAGCAGGAAATTGGGAGCACCATTGTTTCAATCGTGAACGCTTTAAGTCTGCAAGATTAAGCAAGGGACTTACACAAGTAGAAATAGGAGAGATTCTAGGTGTAGCACAATCATCAGTAGGTGGTTGGGAACTAGGTGCACTTTTTCCTGGTGCAAAACACATTGATCGCATTGCAGAAGTATTAGGTATATCACGAGAATATTTGCTGGGAAGCATCGAAGACATCGAAGCAGGAGAATAACAATGAAATATCGCCACGCATGGCCCTTGGACAAAACCAATAAGCTCAAGCAACTTTTCAAGAAGGGATTGACCTATACCCAAATTGCCGCAGCACTTGGGACCAATCGTTCCGCCATAGCTGGGAAACTCAGCCGCTTGGGGATATATCGAACACCTCATGATTATAGATTGTCCCCTAAGAAAAATTTTCAGATAGAGCACCGTAGATCCATATCTATGTTTGGAGACGAAGATAAAGTAGGGGCATTCAACCACTGCAAATGGCTGGATGACAAAAACCGGTTCTGCCATGAACCAGTGCAAAAGGGTTCCGCTTTTGCTTTTTGCCCGGATCATATGAAAAGAGTTATTTCTCAAAGGAGTCAGCATGGCCTATCTTAAACCGTGGACAATAGCCTACGTTGCCTTAATCGTTCTGATTAACATAGGCTTCAGTGTCGTACCACTCGTTCCTGTTTTTGGAGAGATGTTCCCACCGTTATCTTTAGCGGTTGGCCTGATCTTCGTTGCCCGTGACTACGCCCAGCGTGAAATAGGGCATAAGGTTATTATAGCAATGCTGGTTGCTGGTGTGTTGTCTTATATTATGGCGTCCCCTTTAGTGGCCGTCGCATCATTGGCGGCGTTCCTGGTATCTGAATTCGCTGACTGGGGGATTTACACATGGACCAAAAAACCCTTCGCTGAACGCATCCTGATCTCGAGCATTGTTTCAACACCGTTGGACAGTGGAGTTTTTCTGGCCATGATCGGTCACTTTTCAATTCTTAATACAATCTTAATGACCGTTGCCAAGATGGCGGGTGCGCTGGTTGTGTGGTGGATGCTTAAACGACAATGATCCATTACCACGGTACACCTATGACCCCAAGATCAGAACTATGGGGGATGGCAGGGAAACACTTTTGCGTTTCCTATGGCGACCCACGTGATGCTGATGTGTGCTTACGTATCGGCCAGAGCGTGATGTGGGACAACGGCGCCTTTAGTCTTTTCACCAAGGGAATACCAACCCAATGGGGAAAGTTCTACGCTTGGGTGGAACCGCGTCTTGGTCATCCTCACTGGGCGGTGGTCCCTGATGTCATTGACGGTAACGAACAGGATAACCTTACCCTCGCCCAAGAGTGGCCGCACCGTGAAGACTGCGCAGCAGTGGTGTGGCATCTGTCTGAATCCATGGATCACCTTCTTCGATTATGGGATCTGGGGTTTGGTAAAATTGCCTTCGGATCAAGCGGTAGATACTGGAAGATCGGTACTCCCGAATGGGAGCGCAGAATAGATGAAGCTTTCAATACGTTAGCGAACCACGGTCCATTGCCCTGGGTCCACATGATGAGAGGACTTTCCATGGGAGGGAAGCAGTGGCCGTTTTCTTCTGCCGACAGTACGAATGTAACTCTCCACCACGCAGAGAATAATGTGACAGCCGAATACATGGCCCGGCAAGTAGACCATGCCCAGTGTCCAGTTGACTGGACGCTTAAACCAATTCAAAAGGAGTTACTAAATGCCTGACATTAAAAAATACAAAAGCGTAGCTGTGCCTATCCCTACTTGGGAGAAGCTACAGAAGATTTCTGGGAAAAATAACAGATCCCCGGCGCAGCAGATTTCTTTTCTAGTTGACCTAGCTGAAGATGCCCCTGGTGACAAAGATATGGTATCCCTGTATCATCATATTAAGAGGGAGCATTATTCATGAGTGATGAGAACATAGAAGAGTTCTATTCCCTCACTAAAAACTTTGTTCAAGAAAAGGAGGCTGACCTTTCTCCTGAAATTTTAACGGTTGTTCTTTTTCGTGTTGCTCTCGAAAAGGGCGCTGAAAAAATGGGGATGCCACTTGTGGCTTATTTAATCTCAAGACTTTTAAGTGTCACTCTTGGCGTCATGGCTGGAGACCCCAGCGCAACATACGAAGATGTTCTCAAGGATTTTGAAGGCGAAACAGAGCATTAGAATTGTTTTTTTAACAGTTCTAATGTGCATTACCGTTTCATGCCAAACCACCGATACAACACCCCCCTCTGTAGCCGCACCCACTACAGAGGTCTCTGAAGCTATTCCTCTTCCTCCGGGTTATGTTGTCTGTATCAAGACTTTTGATGAAGTTCTCAGGGTTACTTCCAAAGCTAAAGAATACTTACTTTTCAGAGGGTTATCCCAGCAAGGCATATTGTATTTGTTTTTTTTAGGGAAAACCTCGTATAGTGTTTTCTTTATGGATGCCGCAAACAAGGCTTACTGCACATCCGTTTCTTTAGTAGGGAAGATAGTTGAAGCTCCAGGAACACAAACCTAACCACTGGGCGTCTATTCTGGTAACGATACGAAAAGAATCTGGTCTTACCAGACCTGAACTTTCTGCATTGTCTGGTGTTGGCACCAGTACAATCGAGAACTACGAGCGCCGGAAGATACAGGAGCCGTCCATTTATAAAGTAGAGCAGCTACTGCAATGTATGGGCTACGAGCTTGATGCGCTCAGAGGTTCGTCAGGGTCGCTCACAATTTCTCCGCACTGACACAGCCACACGATTTTATCTCCACCTATGATAGGTTCTGCCATACACTCTTCAGGGTCTACTGTTTTCTTGCACCATCTGCATATATCCGTCATCCTTGTCCTCTCTTTCGTTTTCTCCTCTCTCGCCAACCGGACTTCGGTCCTTCCTTCTTACGCAAATTAAAAGGTCGTAACTTCCTCCCCCGTGATGTTTTGGTTTTAACCCGGACGTTTGTGTTATGATTTTTAGCCATTGTTCACTTTTCCCACCTGTAAAATATGTGGTCGCCTATCTTGGAGATCCTTGTTTTCTCTGTCTTCCACTTAGGAGACACGTAGTACGCATGATAGTGAGTAGCACCTTTAACCAGGTTGCCTGATTCGCCAGACAGAACATATCCCGCGATGACTTTCGCCCACCTGTAAGCATCCTTGTCTCGAGGCCGGTCCGACTTGTGGTCACAATACCATGTGAAATGGCATTTCCACTTCACGGGTTCCCCCGTAGAGACGGAATGAACTCCCTGCTTTATGACATTGCATACCCTCCGAAACAGCAATCTGAGCTTCAACAGACTGATTCCGGGCTTCGTAATACACATTCATCGCCAGACATACCAAGGATACTTCAAGCATTTTATACTCCGCACATTCCTTCGCATTCATTTATAAAAAGATTGAGCTGTCCCTTGTCCTCCAGATTTCTAAAGTCTATTTCATCCAGAGGCTTTAGGGAACGGTGCATATATTGTTTGGATTTCATGGTCTTCTCCCCGTTATGGGTTCCGCCATCCCGGATCAGGGAGTCCACCACAACCGTATCCGCCCACTCCTCTGGGTCTCCCATTTTAAGATCCCGCCACGCTGCGTTGTTGTGAAAGGGGCAACCCAGACAGGATGATTTCCCCAGCTTCCTGGTCGGGTAGCGATCAGAAAACCATTCCAGACAGTGACGGCGTGACATGTCCACTTCTATCAGAGGCCAAGTGTTTTTTATCCACCGCTCTCGAGAGGGTTTCATTCTTAATG